GTCGTGGTTGCTGTTGACCCTGCTATATCCAATGAAGAACACAGTGATGAGCATGGGATTATTGTCGCGGGTATAGGATCTGATCAGCGTGGTTATGTATTGGCTGACTGGTCTTTGAAGGGCTCACCGGAACAGTGGGCCACTCGCACCATTGCTGCCTATGATGAGCATGAGGCTGATTGTATCGTAATCGAGATTAATCAAGGCGGGGATATGGTAAGGCATACGCTTGATTCTATTCGCCCTGGTCTGCCAATCAGGGAGGTTAGAGCAACCAAAGGGAAGCATGTCCGAGCCGAGCCAATCAGCGCATTGTATAAGACCGGGCGTGTTTCCCATGTTGGCACGTTCAACGAATTAGAGGACCAGATGTGCAAAATGACAGCAGGAGGGTATGAAGGGGAAGGCTCACCGGATAGATGTGATGCTCTGGTCTGGGCGTTTACTGAGTTATTCCCATCATTGACCCAAAAGAAAGAAGATAACTTTAACTACGGAGTGCCTGAACGGGCCTCTACAGGTTGGTAAATTATGCCAGAAGAAAACAAAGAAACTGATCGCCGTTTAGGTGATGTTAACAAGCTGGAAAAGTTCAAGAAGGACTTGACCAATGATGCCCAGGTTATCAATGAACAGCGCGACCAGGCCAATGAGGACAGCCGGTTCATCAATGTTCCCGGTGGTCAATGGGAGGGTGAGTTCGGAATCCAATTCACCAACCGCGCCAAGCCTGAACTCGATATGATTTCCCAGTATCGCAACCGGTATGTGGGTGAAGTGTTCGAAAATGATATCGGTGTGGATTTCAAGCCTGATGATAAGGCCACGACAGATGATGATGCCAAACTCCTGAATGATGCTTACCGCGCTGATTATAAAGAGGGGAATGGTGATATCGCTTTCAACATGGCGATCACCGAGCAAGCGGATACCGGGTTCGGGGCTTATAAACTCCGCACAGAGTTTGAGGATAATTCCGATAAAAACAACGAGAAGCAGATTGTGGTGTGGGATGAGATAGTCAACCCTTACAACAGCGTGTTCACCGATGCTTCGGCTAAACGGCCCAACAAATCAGATGCCAACTGGATTACAGTGCTGACCGAATACACCCAGACAGCGTATGAAAGGCTTTATCCTGATGCCTCATTGTCCACGGTCTTCACTCCTGTGAATCGGGAGGAGTTCAACTATAACTCCAACAGTGAAGCCATTATCCGGGTAGCTGAACGGTATGAACGTATCAAGAAAAAGGAAATATTGTTTCGTTACCGTGACCTGGCAAGCGGCAAGAACGTCCATTTCTGGGAGAATCAGCATAAAGAAATAGAAGATGAAATCAAGACCAATCCCAAGCTGACAAAGATTGGTGAGCGCGAAATCATCCGGCCACAGATATTGAAATCAGTATTCAACGGGGAAGAATTCTTCGAAGAGGATGTAAGAATCCCCGGAATGTGGATACCGGTCATCACGGTTTATGGCTATCGATCCTATTCAGATGGGCAGGAACGCTGGTATGGCCTGGTCCGCAAGTTCAAAGATGCTCAACGGATGTATAACGTACTGATTGCTCAGATTATGGAATACGCTATGTCAGATAAGGGCGGTATTCCTATCTTCAGCAAGGGGCAACTGGATAGCCCGAACGGTGAGTTGGTACAGCAATGGCAAGACCCGAGCAAAAAGGCTTTTGTTTATGTGAACGATAAGATAAACCCGAAAACAGGGGATATTATTTCCGGTCCTCAGAATATCGCCTACACGCAGGGGAAACCACTCGATCCGAACACCAGCAAGCTCATTGATATCATCCCCAACTATATTAATGCGCTGACTGGTGCCGTTGATGTCGATACCTTGAATCCGGACGCATCGGGCAAAGCTATCCAGCAGGTTATCAAACGCATGAATATGAACACCGCACCCATGATGGATAACGTGATCCAGGCTAAAAGATGGGAAGGCACCGTGTATCAATCGATCAAGAGTGAGATCACGAATGCCGATGATTTGATTCGGACCTTGGCGAAGGATGGGACTCGAGGACTCCGGACGGTAGGGGAAACGGTATTCAATGAGGAAGACAACCAGTTTGAGGAGCGTAATATATTCAAGGATAAGAAGTTCAAGGCTTATGCTGATGTGGGACCGGCCTTTGAAAGCCAGCGGGAAGAAAGCGTGGAGAATATCAAAGGATTTATTGAGTTGGCCAAAGGTATCCCGGGTGGCGAGAAATATCTGGACCCTGCAATGGAAGCCCTTATCACATTGACGCAGGGAACCGGAATGGAAACACTCAAGAAAATGGTGAGACAGTCCATGCTCTTGAAAGGAATTATTAAACCTGAAAATGACGAAGATGAGAAATTCCTTGCAGAAGCGCAGGCAGAAGCCGAGCAGGCAGAACAGGGACCAAACCTGGAAGAATCGCTTGCCAAACAGGCTGAGTCAGAGGCAGAAGAGCGCACTTCCAAGGTTGCCGATAACCTGGCGTCGGCTCAGAAGAAAGCGGCAGAAACGGAGAAGATTGTCCGAGAACTGCCCCTCACTAATGCGAAGACCGCCGCAGATATAGATAAAATAGAATCGGAGATTCAACAGAGTTTATTCGAAAACGTATCAGGATTACCACTTCAATAGAGGAATAAATGATGCGAACTGAAGAAGAATATTTGAAGTTAGAGAATGAAGTTCTCAGATTGCGGATACAAATAGCTGAATTGACACCTGTTATTAATCCTCTTGGAGTGGGTTACGCAGGAGCGCCCCCCGGAGAGAGTTACGCAGGAGCGCCTAGAGAATGGCAGATTTGGCGCCCATTGCCACTTAAATAAAAAGAAAGGACTAAATCATGGGTTTCCCAGCACAGGATTCACAAGTACTCATCGCACCTACTTTGCTCGCGGTAGCGGTAAATGTAGCAGTTAAGATCAGGCAGGAGGCTTTACCCGCTACTTTGTTTTGTAATGGGATAACGACAGGCACCGTTACGATCAGCATCAGCGCAGATGGAGGGGATACTTTTATACCCGTAGAACAAGCTGGATCGGCTGTTATATTTAACTCAACCACCAACACCGTAGCCATCAATTCACCGATGACTATTGGGGTGACTAAAATAGCAACAACCCCAGCAGTAGGAGTTTTCCTTAATACGGGACCGAGAGCATGACAAAGTTTTTCAATACAGTTCCATATAACAGGCCCCCTTTTGGAGATGCTTTTGGAATTGCATTCGGGAAGGCTTTCGGGAAAAGTAGCGTTGCAGCATTTACTCCTGCTGATGTACCCAATCTTATATGTTGGTATGATGCGGCTCTCGGAATAACATTTGGAACTGGATCGGATGTTGCGGGTTGGGCTGACCAAAGCGGAAATGGGAATGATTTGGCGCAGGCAACACAGACCAATCAACCTTTATTCGTGGCGGGATCACCACCTTTTGTTCGATTTAATGGGAGTGATAATTTTATTGAGACGATGGCTTTTGGTTCTCCATTAACGCAACCCAATACAATAATTATTGTTTATTCCTTACCGTCTATCGTTAACAATGGTTGTTTTTATTCTGGCATAGCTTCAGGTAATAGAAATCAATTTCAACCAACCGGAGGTCAAACAGGTTATTTTGCAGGAGGGTTTACAACAAGTCCTTCAGATCCTGGCCCAATAAACACGCGAAGATTAAATATGACCGTTTTTAATGTGAATAGTAGTAAATCGTTTTATGAAGGACTTCCTGATATCCTAAACGGGAGTGTTGGAAGTCAAACTTTATCAGGTTTTAACTTTGGAGCGGTTGCTGGAGGAGGAGGTCAATTTTCCAATATAGAGGTCTTTGAAGCACTTGTTTATGACAGCGAACCAACAAATGTTCAAAAGAATTTGATCGGAAATTATGAAGCAAACAAGTTCGGGTTAACCTGGACAGATATATAACTTAAAATGACAAAGTTTTTTAACACAGTTCCGTATAACAGGCCACCCTTTGGTGATGCTTTTGGCAATGCGTTTGGAAATGCTTTTGGCCCAGAGGTTGCCGGTGTAGTCCCGGCTTTCGATCCCTTATCTATAAGCAACATTATTGGTTGGTGGGATGCTGGGCAAAACGTGTCAACTGTTAGCGGGGATGTCGATCAATGGAACGATCAAAGTGTAAATGCAAATCATGTGACCCAGACCAATGCTGCCGACAGACCGCTTTATGATACGACTACAGATCCAACGCCATTCATTAATTTTGACGGGGTTGATCATTTTTTGGATGTTGCAACTTATGCGGGAGGAGCCAAATCTCAACCTCTTACTTACGCTTTTGCCGCTCAAGCTGTGACAAATCAAGCTATCGTTTGGGTATTTGATACGGGTACAGGACAAGATGATAATGCCTTTTTAGCGATGGGTACTAATAACTGGCAATTGTTCGGTAATACAGGATTTGATGTTGGCACGCCTGACCTGAATAAACATATTTTTATTTTAACTTATGATGGCGCCGCCTCTAAGTTTGTTTTGGATGGGGGATCAACCATAACTGGGAATGCTGGAGTTAATACGCAGAATGGCCTAACAATGTGTGGACGCACAGGTGGTAGTTTCCCGGCGAATTATAAATTCTATGATTTTGCTGTATATGATAAGGCACTTTCCGATTCTGAAAAGAACGACCTTGGCAATTATTTTAAAAATAAACATACCGGATTTTCATGGACAAATTTATAAGAAGTAACTTTCGCTCAACGAAGCGTTAAACCGTAACCACTCTGAAAGGAGTAGATATCATGGAAACAGAATTAGAAGCGAATCCAGAAGAAACAGAATTAGATACTGATACCAACCTAGAAGAAGGTGAGCAAACTGGAGACGGTGGGCAAACTGATGAATCGGGTGAACCTTCCCAAAAAGAAGAAGATCAAGAATCTGAAATTGTTTTAGAAGGAGATGAAGGTTCGAAACCTTCAAAAAAAGGCAGAAACAAGTTTAGTCACAGGATAAACAGAAAGAACGCTCAGATTGCTGAATCAAACGAACGGGCAGAGAAGGCCGAAATAGAACTGGAAGCCTATAAGAATGCTTTGCAAGCAATTCAAGGCAACCAGGCGCCCCAATTGGTTCAACCTGATCCCAATGATTTGAACAGGTTTCCGGACGGAGTGCATGATCCTCTTTACATTAAAGAGATTAATGAATTCTACCAGAAATCTAATCAACAGATGGTCAACCAGCAGATTCAGGAAGTGCAGAAACAGTCTGCCAATTCCCAGAATCTGCACACTCAACAGGATAACCTTCAGCAAAGTAAGTCCAGGCATTATGAAAGGGCTTCGGATTTGAAGGTGTCTGACTTTGAGGAGATGGAAGATAACGCCATCAAGATATTGGGTGATGATGTATTCAACGAGCTTGTTAAAAACTGTGATAATTCCCCTGAAGTTGCCTATTTGTTAGGGAAAAACCCTGATGAGGCACTACGCATCCGGAGACTTGCTGATAATGGCGATGCTTTTAAATGTGTAATGGAACTGGGGAAACTTTCTGCGAAGGTAAAAGTTAAAACCAAATCCACAATACCTGCTGATCCGGAAAGTAAAATTGCTAATGGCAATCCTCCTGTATCGACCAATAATCTGCAGAAGGAATTTGACAACGCAATTGAGTCTGACAACTTTGCCAGAGCCAGGGAGATTGAAGCCCAGGCCGAGAAAAGAGGCGTCGGAATCAAGAAGGTTTAACGGGTATTAAAACATAAACGTAGTGGACCACGGATGGTCCATCAAAGTCCCAGGAGGGCACTACAATGGCAAGTTCATTACCAAAAAGTATAAAAGTCTTTTTCAATGATTTGATCAAGACCTTTAACAATGCAAATGAGATGGGGAAAATCGTTCCCAAGTACAAAATGCCTGAGACAGAAGGTGAGCAATCTTCTAATACGGTATGGCGTCCTACTGACGATATTTCCGCATCTTCACAAGGTCGAACCGTCAGTGCTTTTACTGATGTTACGGCACTTTCTGTTCCTTCAAGTCTGAATTCAAATGTAGCTGCACCTTCAGACTTTATTAATAGCACGTTCAAATTGAATGCCAATGATTTGAATGATGCTACTTCCAGGGACCGGAAACTGAAAGGGGTTATCCGCAAGATTTCCTCTGATGTAGATCAGAAAATCAAGGAACTTACTGCAAAACAGGGTGGTATTTTTATCAAGGAATCTGCGGCACTTACGAGTTATACCCAGCTCAGTCAGTGCGAGGCTGAAATGTCTATTCGCGGTATTGATATGATGGAACCTCGCAGTATGTTTCTGGAACCTTTCATCAGCAATGCGGTTGCCAATCAACTCCAGGTAAGTCCTCGGACGTTGAATGAAATCCCGATAGCTGCCTTGGAGCGTAACCGGCTTCCTATGATTGCTGGTTTTGATACGTTCAAAGGTAATACGATGCCCAATATCGTTGTGGCTGGCGGTGCCAGTGGTACTGGGTATCTAACCAATCAGGTGGCAGTTCA